ACAACCTTGTTTCCAATTACCTGAACAAAGCCATCTCTTAGTCGTCTGACTCTTACTGTTGTTGCTGGTATGTGTCCAACATACCCAATTTCACCACGAGTTGTTCTACCAATTTCAAGGTACCCGTTTCCAGTTGCTTGAAGATCTGTATAAACCTTTTCCATTGAAGAAGTAAATGAGTCATCACTATTAAGGCTTTCTAGCCAGTCACGAACTTCAATCTTTGCTCTTTCAATTCTTTTCCTTGCCTTTTCTGCCGTGCCCTTTTCTGCAGTTTCAAGTTTAAGCATTGTTCGTGGTGATATCTCAAAGTCATATCCTAGTCCAACAATGTTCTCTACTTTTGCATCAATGGCTGCGTGGTTTGCAAACGATGTATCGTAGAAGTTTGCAAGTTCATACAGGTTCCATGGTGGCGTAATAACGTCAAACAATCCATAGGCATTATGATATAAAACTCCTGGATTAATCTCTTTTGATTTTGCTCCACCAATACCAGAACTAACTGCAAGGGCATTGTCAATGTATGCTTGTGGTGCTTCTGCTTTTACAATTCTTGAAGCACGTCTTTTAAAGTTGTTGTCTAAACCATTTAAGTTTTTTAGTTCGTCCCAACTTTTGTTGAAGGGATCTTGTTTTTGAAATGTATCATCTACCTTTGGCAGATCATCAATTCGTGCACCAATTCTATATTCTCTTTCATCACTCATTAGTCATCACTTCCATATTTTGATATAGTGTCTTTGGCTGCTTGAACTGCACCAAGGTCGTTCATAGAAGGAATAAGTCCTTCTGAAAGTCTTTGCTTTTGCTCAGAGTATTCTTCTTCTGAGATTCTAGTTAATCCTGGAACGAAGATGCACTCCCCGTCTCCTTCATCACCATAATACCTTGCAGCATCTTTAAGTTTTGAGATCTGAAGGATATCGCCTTTCATGGATTCAATATTTAAAATTGATCCTGTTCCGTCTGTAAACCACTTTCCATTAGCCTTTTTATAAACATATAGGCCCCACTCGTAGTGTTTTTCAATAACCTTTACTTTAGATTCCCCAATTTGACCCTTCATTTTGGGCAATGCTTTGCGTTTTTTCTTTGGATTTTCTATATTCATAACCATAAGTATACCATATTAGAGAGGAGAGGATATGTATTGCTTCCATGATGATTCTGTATATACAGAAACTGGATCATTAGAAAGCCTAAAAGTCTTTTCACTATCAATAATAATCTTATTAGTTCCTATATAAGTCCTGTAAATGTCTCCTGGCGTGATTCCATAAGAAAAAGATGAGGACCTAACCAGAACAGAGAACCATATATAGCCAGCATTCCAATAGTCCCACTGAAAGGGGACGGGTGTTGGATCTCCTACAACATACTGTTCTTTTACTTCATCCCAGATTCTATAAGAAAAACTTTGCTTCTGCTGTAGGCTTGTCATCTGGTAATAAGAAATGTGATTAAATAACATCGATCCATTTAAATTAATATACCCAGAGTAACCAGAAAATGATAAGGGAGACCCAAAAGAAATACCCAAGAATGCCCATTGCTTAATTGTTATTACTGGATATGAAACTAACTGACCATTGATATAATAAGATATTCCATCTTGAACTTTTCCTGTTTGTGCGTTTACTGCATAAATCTTTGCTCTGTCTCCAGATGGACTATTTGCAACCATAAAGAATTTAATCGTTGATTGTGAATCTTTTATTTCAAAGATCTCGTATGGAGTTACTGGAAATGAGTTATTGTCATATCGTAAAGCAAGTTGCATAGAGTTTACTCTGTACTCTTCTGTCTTATTAGAATTGATAGGTATGCTAATTCCCCTATTAACAAACGGATCAAAATCACCACGAACTTGGATTCCGCTATACCTGGTCAGATACAGATATGGAGTGCTCTTTTTATAAATGCTAATAGGGTTTTTTGATTTATAGTCATAGTATATTCCAGACTTTGTATATGGAAAAATTTCTTTTCCAAATTTAGTGCCAATTGGATTTGCAGATGATTCATTAAGTGATTGAGATGCAAACTCTAAAGATCTTAGTTTTACTTGTTTTCCAAGAATTCCCTTATGCTTAAACTCAAGATGGGCTACGATGGCAAGATCATTAAAGTCAACACTTTTTGGTGGATAGATAACAGTATCGTTTACAACTTCGTATTTAGTGTTTTGCCACTCAAGACCACTCTGAATATCGATGATACCCTCTCGTAGCGCTGGTGCCGTGTTTGTAAAGTCTGTGTAAAATTTATTTGCTCCGTCAGCAATAAACTGAAAAGATACATAAGATCTAACAATAGAGTCTGCGGTATTGTATTCATAGTTTAACAAAGACCTATTTTTAGCAAGGTCATCGTAGTCTTGGTATCCAGTATATAAGGAATTGTCTAATACTTCATATGTTTGCGGAACTGGATCTGCAAACTGCTCATTTAACTCTCTGTATGTCCAACTGTTACCTTCATTGACTCTTCTAAAGACAGATGGTGATGGATAGTCTATGTTAAACTGAAGAAAGTCCAGGTCGTATCTATCTTTGCCAGATGAGTCTTTAATATATTTTGCAAAATATGAAAGTGGGATATAGTCTTCCCAGTATCCAGAAACACCAATGTCTAGATAAAACTTTTCATATTCTAGGGTAGGGATAAGAGTATAACTTGCAACGTGATCTACTAAATTTCCATGCTCAAAGCATACTCCGTCTAATCCAAAATGGGATGCGATAGAAGTAAAGTTTCTTGGTGATGCAAAGGACATTCTGTATAGGTTGCCAGTAAATTTTGATGAAAGAGTTTTATCATTTAGCACATATAGCGTAAGCAATGAAAGATTTCCAAAGAAAGTAGAGACATCTTTACCAAAAAATTCCGACATGTTGTCAATATCAAAACCAGCAGCAAAAATATCATTTGTCGTATATGGAACAGTCTTTACAATGCTTTCAGTGCCATTAACTTTAATTTTGTAAAGTATGTTTTGATTTAAAACAGAAACTTTAAACGTGTCGGAGTTTGTTCTATTTTCAAATATAAAAAGAACTTGCTCTAATGTTGGAGCACTCTTGACTTTAAAGACTCCAAAGATTGCCTTTAGTTTTTCTGTTAATATGCCAAGACTATTAAACTTTAGGTACCCATTAATTTCTTGTTCTGCACTTAGTGAAATAAAAGTATTAGTTTCCAATCCATTAGCCACACCATTGACTGGTTGAAGATTTTTATTGCTCTGATATAAATTATCAATTGTTGCACCAACAAAATAATAGTCTGGTAATGAGTAAGATGGTGTAGAAAGGAATAGTCCGTCAGAAACAACATTGTCAAGAGTTCCTTGGCTCCAGGATCCCATTTGTGGGTACTTATAATTTGCATCATAATTTGCAAAAGCATAATCTATAAAAGCAGAAGTTCCATTATATTGGTTATTAATTCTTTCTGTTGATGTAACTGCTTGTCCATATGTCCATCTTCTTTTTGCTACTATCTCTGGTACGTTATATGGGTATATGGCTACACAGTCTATTTCTAGTGGGTAGATATCATCGTATGAATAAAATCCTAACCAGTCCTGATCTTTACCTTCTGAATTTAATTTTGAAGGAAGTTCTAAGGTTGAAGTATTAATTGTCAGAGATATTACAGCCTCACCATTTAATATAACTTCCATTTTATTATCATAATATGTAACCTGGATTAGCATAGGTCGTCCCCACTCACCAACATACTTTGAGTCAAACTGATCACCTATAGATAGAGTTAAAAATGCTCCGTCAACGTATAATCCATCTGAACCAGAGATTGGTCCAAAAATTCTTTTTGCTTTTGGTGAATCAGATGTTGCTCTTGTCCAAAACTCTAAAGTGTACTCTTTGTATCTTCCGCTTTCATTCATAAACCCAATGCCTGGAACTATAAGAGATGGCTTTGGGGTTCCGTCTAAATTAGTATTTGGAGATAAGACTGTTGAATTTAATGCACCATAAACAAGAGGAACACCAAAATTTCTTGCCAACAAAGCATTTGATTTTGATAAATAATATCCATTTCCAGAAGATAGTCCGTATGGTTTTGCACTTACAACCTTACAAGTTTCTAAAGCAATGTTAGATGGAAGATCTTCTAAATCTCTTAACCCAGAAGAACTAGAAATAAACTCTTCTGACCACTGTCCTAAATTAATTCCATTAACAAGAAACTTATAGTCTGCTGGTCCGTCAGGACTGGGTGAGTAGCCAATCTTTATAACAAGTCTCATTGTTGTATTTTGATTTGGGTTTAAAAATGTTTCAGATAAAAATATCCATTTGTCTGATAAGTTTATAGGGAATTCCTTTAGTCTTTGAATTAGGATACCGCTTGTTACATCGTTATATTCATATCCTAAGGATACAGAATATAGGTGAGAGCCAGAAGAGAAAAGGTTAAGTCCAAAAGCAAATGAGTCTAATGCGTCATTTAATTCTGTCATATTAATTATGTCTGGACTTATTAGTGTTGTGTATTGAACAGTTGTTGTTGATGGAACCCCAGAAATTTCAAACAAAGAATTGTCTAAAAATGGTTGAGAAGATATGGATGATGACTCTAAAACAGATCCATTTGTTAATGTCCAATTTAAGAGGTCTGAGTTAGACGCACTTAATAAAGATAAATAGTCGCAAGTGTCATCCAGCGCCCACAAAATAGTTGGGTGCTCTGAATAAACTTTTTCCGCATATAAATTAGATGGGTTCGACATAGGTTCTCCTAGTCTATTTTATCACACAATACGGGTAAACCATCGAGGAGTTGTATATCTGATTCCGTCGTTAATTTCTTTAACTCCATGAACAAAGTCTTGATTATCTGGGAAGCAGAGTAGATCTCCTGGTTCTGGCTTATAAGAAATGTCATAGGCAGGGAAATAGATTTCTCCCCCTAAATAATCATCATTAACATAAACCAAAGTTGCTATGTCATTAGGTCTGCTAGCATCATAGTGCTCGTGCATTCCCCATCCTGGCATAAACTTTGCTATGTGAGTTTTTGTTTCATAAAAGTCTTGAAAAGGACCTTCGTATTTTTCTTTGACAAACTCATAAACTTTGTTTGCATACTCTTGCATTACCTTCAATAGTTCAGGGTCATGCTTTTCAATTGCATGATAAGTATGTACCGTAAACTCTTTTTCGCCATTTCCAAACTCATCAAATAATAGAGTGTGGTCCTTTGCGTATTCTTCAATACTTGCTGCTACATCTTTTGGCATAAAGCCTTTAACATAATGTATTTGATCTATAAAGTTTTGCATTAGTTCACCTTAATTTCACAATAGTCTGTTGTGCAATATGCTTCACCTTGAGCCTCAAGATTATCTACACCATCGTAAATTGCTCCAAAGTCAATGTGCTTCAATTTGCCAATATAACCATTATACTCCTCTTCAGTAATCTGAGTGTATGGCTGTTGTGGATATGTATGATTTCCCATTGGAAGGAATGACACTGCCTTTAATTGTCCTTCGTACATGTGCAGTGCTGGAACGACATGTTTTGATTCTGTCTCTTTGTCAAATGAAAGGGTTACAGAGACTCCATTATCAGACCAATACTTTTGGGCAGTGGCTGCAAGGGCAATCTTTTCAAATAATGTAACATCTTTTTCAGATCTTGGATGGCCTGATTTAATTGGAAAGTATACAACTGATGTATTTGCTGATACTACGTCATCTTCAATTGTGTACCCTGCTGCTTTGAACAGGTGCATCATTGGATCTGTGTTTCCAAATCGAACTGCACGAAGGAAGAAGTTCCCTCCAGGTCCCCAGTGAACTCCAGGAGTTGCGCCAGAAAGAATTGAAACTGATCCTGATGGCTTAACTGTTGTTACACGAATTGATTCACGAACACATAGCCATTCTGAATACTGGTTATCATAGTGACGAATCTTGTTATATCCTTCGTCCATCCACTCACGAACTGTTGGAAGTCCATTCTGGTCCGCAAAAGATGCAATGCCAGTTAGCGATGTACCGATACGACGGTTACGTTGCATAATACCGTTTGTTTGTGGCCAGTGTGTCGGAACAAGTGTTACAGTCTTTCCATACAGGTATGCAAACTTAAGGGTACGCAGGAAGTCCTCCTTGGATTCATGACGGTTTAAGTGCACTTCTACAAGTGTACATAATTCATATGACTCCAATGGCTGCTCCGCACAAGGGTTAAAGCCCATCACACGATAGTCTTTTCCATCTGGCGCATCCTTTAGCCTGCCATAATTACGAGCAACATCAAGCCAGATAAAGCCTGGTTCTCCATTTTCCGTAATTAAATCTACATAGTCTTCGTACTTTGTTCCTACTTCTGCTGAAATAGAATTGTTAGACATCCAAGCCCAACCTGGATTTTCTGGATCAAATGAGTTACGCTCTGGGAACATCTCTGAGTTCTTTAGGTTCATAAATGTTTCATCCCCTGCA